AGGCTCAGGTTGATTTGGGCGCGGGTCGAGCTCATGACGAAGATCCTTCCGACAGATTGATGGGGTTAATGGTCCAGACGCACCGCAGCATGCCGGACGAAGTGCCACGCGTGCCGCCAATGCCGAGCAGCGTGGCGTGGGCCCCGCCGTCGATTTCTTCAACATCGAGCACTATGACCGACAATTCGCTTTGGATGCCGGCCCAGCGGGCGATGAGTGGGCCCACTCCGACCTGCTCTTCGTAATCGTGCAACAGCGCGTGTGCGGCACTGACGTCGTCCGTATCAACGACAGATAACAGGGAGATCGGATCGGCACGTTTCCCGGTTTTCCAGAACGTGACCCCGTTTTGGCCGGGCTTCACCTGGCGGAGCAACTGCTCCCGCACGCCCGGCGTGATCCGGCTGAGGTTAATAAACGTGAATGGTCCGATTTGGTACTGGCTCATTGCTCGCGATGGACTCCTCGTTCATTGCGAGCCGCCGCCGGCGAGGGGCCGGCGCTGCCGGGTTGCGGCGACAGTTTGGTGTCGATCGAGCGGAGCAGCTGGTTCTGCTCAGCCATCGCTTTCGTGGAGGCTCGGTCTTCCTCGAGTAGTTGCTTCAGCAGGGCAATCTGCTGGTCGAGGAATTGGAGATTGCGTTTCTCGTCGGCGTTCAGATCCTCAGGCCGGCGGGCATAGGCGAAGTTGTCTCGCCCACCGAGTAAGCTGCGGGGCTGCAGTATGTCTCGCCGGCGCCGCTCGACGCGATTCAGCGCGTCTTCAATCGGATCCGTGCCGTCAAGTTGTTGTTTGGCGAAGTCGTAGATGTCTTCGCCTTTGTCCGTGACGGTCTTGAGAAAGTGCATCTGCGGTGAGTAGCGTGTGGTTTGCCAAATTGCCTCGGATCGAATCGCATTGGCTTGGGCTACTCGGGCCTCATGCTCCGCCCGCATTTCGGTGAGTTGCAGTTGCCCCTTCCGCGCAGACTCGATTGTGCTGAGTCCGAGTTGTGGACTCGCCGCTTCCAGATTGGCGACCGTGCGATCGTACTCGGCACGATTAAAGTCCAAGTTCTGGCGGCTCGCGCGGAACTGCTTGTCGGTGTCGCTTCCTTTCGTCAGCAATTGCTCCATGGGCACTTTGTACTGCTGCTCGAAAGACACCGCCTTTTTGAATTGCTCCCGGAATCGCTCGTCTTCCTGCAAATAGGTGATTCGACCTTCGATCGTGCCAGGGTCAAACTTGGGACGAACGTGCAGCTTCCGGCCGTGGACGGTGGTTTCGATCCCCTGTTCGAACGCATCCCGCATCTCAACAAACAGCTTGGTAACAGCCGTCTTCGTCGAATCGCCGCGAGGATCGGCGGCTTGGGAGCCAACGGCGGCGATGACGGCACCAGCATCGACCACGCCGGCAGTCTTGTCGCCTTTTACGGTATTCGCGCCAGCAATGAGGGCTGGCGGCATGTTCAGTGCCTGTTGGCGAGTGTCGGTGATGCGGGCTTCCACGCCGGCCTGCATCATAAAGCTGAGGTTGCGTTCCGCCTCTTCGATGCCGGTCGCTTTGCGCAGATCGAGCGCAGCACCAGCGATGAGTGGCAGGTCGTAAGGCTTGTCCCGCACCAACGCCGCGCCGGCGGCGGTTGCTCGGCGTGCTGCTTCCGCGTTTCCGCTTGACGCCGATAAGCCTTCGGAGAAGGCACGATTGTATTGACCAAGGTCGGGGAACTTGGACTTGGCGAAATCCTCTTCGGCCAATCGGAGGTACTTTTGGATCTCTTGTGGATCCTTCCCCGCCATGTTGCGAACGATGTCCCCCTGAGAAGCCCCCACGTCGAGGTTCGTTTGCCGGGCCCGTTCACGCTGCTGGTTCAATTGCTCGAAGTCCATTTTCGCGGCGGCGATCGCGCCACCGACGCCTACCCAGGCTTGGATGTAGGCAGTTACTTCCTGCACGCCCTGGCGAATTGCGGCGTTCGTCGCTTGCTGCCCCTTCGCTGCCTCATTCGAGGCGAGACGCATTTGCTGGGCAAGTTTGGCGACCTGCTGCTCGAGCCTGACGTTCTGGGCCGCTAGGTCACCGTAGGCCTTGATCAGCTGGCTCGGGTCGCCGGTGAATTTCTGATGGATGGCCATGGGGACTAACGCCTAATGATCGTCAGGTGTTCGTGATGCTCTTGGGGACGGTCAAAGTGATCGAGCAGGGCCGCGGCCTCCAGTGCTCCGCGGCTCGGACAATACCAAGGGACTCGGCTGGGGTTCTTGCGCCAGTTCAGCAAGGCGACTAGCTCGCTGCTGTCGGGGCCGTCTCCTCGTCCGGTGATTTTTTTTTGACTTCCTCCAGCAGTTCAAAGCCATAAGAGGCCTGTGCGATCAGATGCACCTGATCCTTTTGCAGCACCGGCCGGCCCAGGTCGAACAGGAAGTTCAATTCCGCCAGGCCCAGCCGATAATTCACGGCCAGCAGCCGGGCTGCTTGTTTGACGAGCCAGGCTTCGGGCTTGCGCTGATCGGTGGCTTCGGCCCGATAGAAGTCGACGATCTCGCCGCTCAGTTGCCAGAGCCATTCCCACCGCGAGTTCAGCACCGGCAAAGGTTCGCCGCCTTCGCTGAAGCGATAGCTCTGCGGCAGGTTGCCGTACGGCATGCCATGGTGCACGGCTCGCGCGCAAGGCACGCGCCATTCGTAGTGCCCCTCGTCCTTCACCTTGGGCCCGAACACGATGTCGAGGCGCTCGAGGTCCTCGGGGCGTGGCAGCTCATTCTTCATCACGCCGATCCAGGCAGTCTTGTCGGCTCGCAGTGGCTTCCATTGCTGCAGATCGGGCCAGTTGCCGGTCTTCGGCGGCGGGCCGGTGAATTTCCCGTTCACCGTGAGCACCACGCCGCACGTCTTGCCGGGCCCGACGTTGCTGTTGACCTGCCCGACGTGCCCGTGCCGAGGAATGTGCCGCACATCGGCCAGCACCTCCGACAGGCCGAACTCAGCCAGGAAGTTATGGTTGAGCTCCTCGCCTTGGACCAGTTCGGCGGGCGAGCGATTGGGAAAGTAGTAGTAAAAACCAGCCATGGGCGATGCAACTCACGAGTGCGAGGAAGAGTTTTACAAACAGGCGGCGGAGGTTATCAAACCGCCGCTTGTGGTTATCAAATCCCGAAACGTGGTTATCGCTTCGGGGTCGGCTTTTTGGCGGCCGGCTTGGCGGGCGCCGGTTCGGTCGCCGGGGCTTCAGCGGCCGGGGCCGGCTCCGGCACGGGTTCGGCAGGTGGAGCTGGCTCCTGGTCCGACGCAGCGGCGTCGGCCGCGGGAGCTTCGGGGGCTGGGGCCGCTGCGCTCGACTCTTCCACGTCACCGGTCACCTCCTCATTGCCAGCCGCCGCGTCCTGAAACTTGGCCTCTTCCTCCGGGCTCCAGCCCGGTTCGAGCGTGGGCCCTTCGGCACTAGCGGGTTCGCCACCCTCGGCCGCGCGCTGCATGACGGCCTGATAAAGGGCCTGCTCGCGCATGGCGAGCAGGAACGCGGCGACGTCTTCCCGCGGCGCTCCCGCATTGAACAGGGCCAGCCGCACGGCATCCCGCTGATCGTGCCGCGCACGGGTGTCTTGAGCCGCGGCTTCGTGCTCCTTGCGGCGGCGCTCGTACGCGTCCGTCAGTACCTGCTTGATCGCGTCCCGCGCGGTGTCGCGATCGCCGGCCGCGGCGACGATCCGCTGCTGCTCGTCGACCGTCAGTTCGCCGACCATGGCGTCAGCCTGGCCGGTCGGGTTTCCCAGGAAACGACGGACGGCGTTCCGGGCGTCGCGGTGAGCCGCAGCCTTCTGCGCGTCGGTCAATTCCACCGGCGAGGCTTCGGGGGCTGAGGCCTCGGTCACGGTGGCTTCGGCGGAATTCTCGGTTTCGGGTTGCGGAGGCATTGTGAATGGATCCTTTCGAGCGAAGGGGGAAACAGCGAGGGCTGACGTCAGCCGCCGCAGGGACAAGGCTTAGGCGATGGCCGAAGTGGTATCGATCGTGTAGGCGGCCGAGTTTTGGCTCGGCATTTCCAGGTCGATCGTGATCTCGGGGCTCATGTTGTCCCCCAGCCCGCGCGGCTTGATCGTCCCCTTGGTAGCCGTGTAGCCGATGTGCTCGGCCGTCGCATCGAGCACGTTGATGTTCGAGCGGAGCTTCTTGCGCCACCACCAGCTCAGGGCCGAAACGGCGGTACCCTTGGTCCCATACGTGGCCATCGCCCGCGAATTGCGCGTCGTGAAGCGAAGCTGGGGCTTGTACGTCTTGAGCGCGATGTAAGACGGAAAGCCCAGGCCGCTGTCAAACACCACCTCGTACTCGTTCCGGTTGTCGAGGGTCATTTCCTCGACACCCTCCACGAAGGAGCCGTTGATCTTCACGGGCCCGAGCGTGAACAGGTGCTCGATGTCGCTCGTGATCGTCAGGGCCACGTTGTTGGTGAAGACGAGCGGATCGTTACCCGTGGTGGCGTTGTAGATGCACATCAGCCGCAGGTTGGCGACGGCGGTCCCTCCCTGGCGAGCGGTGATCGACTCGAGCGCCAGCATGGCGTTCTCTTCCATCCGCGCGCGAATGTGCAATTCGTCGGCGTCGGCCTCGCGATCGTTCAGCTGCTCGCCGGCCTTCAGTTCGAGATCGACGTTGCCGGCGCTCAAGTCGAGCACCGCATTGTGCCGGCCCGATGCCATGGCATCGAGCAGGTCCTTCAGCTGGTCCGTACCAAACGTGATCCCGGGCTGCGCCTGGTGCGTGCCGGTGAACTGGGGTCCCACCTGGCCGGCGGCGAGCTCGACCAGGTCCTCGAAGTTGTGCATGGGGGCGACGTTGCGGAGCTGCGTGAGCGTCAGCGTGCCGGTGGCATACAGCCCGTGCGGATAAAAGACGGCGGTGGTTCCCATGGCGGAGCTCCTTAACTGGTAATGACGGTGCGTTTGGCCGCGCGAATGTCGCGCATGTGCCGATTGAAGCCCCGCTCGGTTTCGGTGGTGACAAGCTTCTCGTGGCGCGGCGACATGGCCAGGATCTCGTTGGCCAGGGCATGCCGCGCGTAACGATTCGGCCGCGTGGTGATGTACCGCGGCACGGGGATCGTCACATCGACTTCCTTGTCGGTCGCCTTGACCATGTTCAGGGCCAGGCGTGTGGCTCGGCGCGTCGCCCCACTGAACACGAGGGCTTGCCGGCCGCCGTCTTCCACGAGGCCCAGCTTGGCGAGCTTCTGCTTGCGGTTCTGATACTTGCCCGTCCGCTCGGCATAGCCGAACTCGCTCCGCGCCGACGGCTTGAAGTGATCGGGGAGCAATCGCTCGGCCCAGTACCGCCCGCCGGCAAAGTGCCCGGCCGCGATCGCCGAGCGCTGCTCGCGAGCCAGCAAGTCGGGATGCTTGTCGTACAGGATCTCGATCTTCAAAAAGACTGGCATCAGCGGCCTCCGTCCACGTGGTGACTGAGGCAGTACATCGAGAGCCAATAGTCGTCGCCCTCGCGCTGGTTGAATGGCGGGCGGGTTGGCCCAGCGATGAGATCGACCCGGTTGAAGGGCCAGTGCGTATCGCGGCCCACAAGGGCCGTCATTTCGTCCAGCACGCGGCTGGTCCAATCGACGAAGTCGAAGAAACTGGCGTCGTGATCCTCGGGCGACTGGGGATTGTCGCTGAGGATGAGCAACACACCGCCGGTACCACCCATGTACAGCCGCGAGCCTTCGCCGATCTGGATGTAACCGTGCTGGTCGACGCAGACGACGGCATACGGCCGCTTCCCCGCCAGCGTCTCGTCCGGCTGGAGCTGTTGCTCGCGCGTCTCGTCGTAATAAATGCGGCTCCAGGCCTCGGCCGGCGAAGCCACGCCGCAGCGGGCTTGGAAGGCCGGTGACTCCGCGCACAACCGGCGAGCGCCATAGGTGGCGAGCGCAAGCGAACCGGAGCCGCTCGGCACGGCGGGGACGCCGGCGGCAACGTTCGTCGGAAATGTGCCTACGGGAAACATCAGTCGAGGTCCAAAGTCACACTGGTGCGGTTATTGCCGGCCGCGGCCATGACGACGCGTTCTTTGTCGTCCGTCACGGCCGAGCGGAACTTGATGGAAGGGGTGCCAGAGCCGCTGGCCTTGCCAAACAGCACGGCCGCGAAGCCTCGGAAGGCCTTACGCAGCGTCAGACCGTTTTCGATCGCATCGAGTCGATCGAGCAGGGCGTCGGCGTTTTCATTGGCGGTCGGCGCACTGCTGCCCGGCGACTGCTCGAGGGCATTCGCCGTGAACCGGGCCACCCCGCCGTCGTTTTCGACGAGCTCATTCAGCAGGGCATCGGCCACGCCGGGCTTGTTCGCCGGGTCATAGGCGGCGGCAAACAAGTGATCGAGGTGGATGGCGACGAGCGCGGCGGCGGCGGCATTTTGCACGTCGGTCGAACTGAGGTTGTGGAGCGCTGCCACGGCCGCGTTGGCTTCGCTGGCTTGCGTGGCCCCCACGTAAATCGCATTCCCGACCGTGCCGGCATCGAGGTGTCCCGCAATCGCTTCGTCGAGCACCGCCTCGGCAATCTCGCCGGCCGTCGGCAGATTGGCCCCGCTCGTCAGCTCGCGCGTGGCGTTCGCCCAGACGGCCGTGGCGATGGCCTGCATGGTGGCTGCCGAGTCGCCATCGTTGATCACAAACTCTTCGACCTTGGCCGCGATCGCCGCCAGCAGGGCCGTGGAATCACCCTCATTTAGAATGGCGGCCTCCATGGTGGTGGCGATCGCTTGCCGTGCGTCGGCATTCGGCGCGTCGACCAGATCCATTTCGTCGCCCGGGGCGGCCCGGCTGCTAATGGTCGCATTGATGTTGTCGACAAGCAGTTTGCCGATCGAACCGACCATGGTCAGCCCCGACGTGAGGGCGTTCCAGATCGCGGCGGCCGTGGCCGTGAAATAGTCGGTATGGAACTTAGCCGCGGTGAAGGCGGCCGCGTTGATGGCGCTGGCCGTAATCACGTTGTTGGCCATGGCCGTCACGTTGGCGGGCAGTTGCCCCGTTGCACCGGAAGCGATCAGCGCGTCGTATACGGCCTCTTCCAGCACGTCGAACGCGACCGGCTGGCAGGCGTCCGTTCCCTTGTCGAGCGCAAATTGCGCCGTCCCCACGGTCCCGAAGTCGCTGGTGGTCGCGGCCAGCGAATACTGGCCCCCCGCGCGATGCGTGAGCGTGGCCGAACCGTTCAGCGCGGCCAGGTTCCCGCCGTTGACCGAGATTTTGAAATCTCCGATCACGCACGTAGTGACCGCCGCCCCGGCCGAGTCGAGAACCGGGCCGATCAGAAAGGTGCGGGCAGTGCTTTGGCGTGCGAACACGGTGGTTTTCCCTTGGCTTTATTCGGCCGGCGGTTCGGTCACAAAATGGTTGTTGATCGCGTTCTCGATGGCCGACTTCAGTTCGTCATCGGCGATCGACGAGCCGCCGTTTTTGAAGCTGGGCTGGTCGAGCACGTGCCACGACACGGCTTCGCCCACGCTGGCCGCGTTGCGAATGGCTGACTGGGCCCAGTTGGTTTTGCCGACGGTCGGAGTGCCGCCCCCTCCCAGGATGTACAGGGCATAGTTCGCGACGATGGCCGTGCAGCGGTTGACGAGCACGCTGCGGACCGCCAGGCGGTCGGCCATGTTCAGTTCGATGGGGGCTTCGATGGGCATGGGGCGGGGCTCCTAGCAAGCAAGTAACGCGCGCCGGCGACGGTTGCCGGACGGGGCTGCGGTCCAGTTTGCGAAAAACGTGGGATTGGTCGTTCCTGCCTCACGTGCGCTAAATGGTCTGTAATAGGTGGTGCTGCCGTCGTCATGCAGAATCAGCATCACATAGTTGCCGGCAGCCAACGCCCGCGCATTGACCAGATCTTGGAATGCGTCGGTGATGTCCAGAGTCCAGTCTGTGTTCCAGTCGGGCCAGTCGATGGCATTAAATGGTGATCCGCTACCACTCGCGGCAGCACTCCAAAGGGCATCGGCGGCGGCAACATTGGCGGGGTTCGACGGGCTGGCTTGGTCGACGAACTTGGCGAGTGCCGAAAATCCACTGGCGGGAGCGCCTGTGTAGTTTCGTCTGACGGTCAGCGTTGATGAATTGACCGTTGACCCTTGGGCAACGTCGGCCGTCAGTTGCCAGCGGATGTACGTGTGCGCACGATAAGTGCCGCTGACCAGGCCGCAGAGTAAATTTGAGCCAAGTAGATTTAGCCCTCCAGCCCCGGTGTACCAGTGCCCATCGTCCCCGTTCGCACTCACCGTCAGTGTTTGCGTGGCCATGCTACCGCCCCCCTTGCGCGTTGCGCCGTGGGCGTTGGAAGATGTAGCAGGCCGAGACGTCCCCTTCGAATTCGACTTCGCCTTGGAACTGGAACGGCCGCACGTCGGGATCCCGCTCGACGGCCCGGCGGAGCGGAGTCCCTTGCCGCGGCCGAGTCGGCAGGCCGAACTCCCAGCTGGCATCGCGGCTCACGGTGACCAGGATGCGATCGTTCTCGTCGACGGTCCGCTGCTGCTCGTTCCCCTTGCCCGCCTTCCCCCGCGCCAGCTGCGACTCGTAGGCGATCTTCGCGCGCACCGTCCGCCCGCCGATCTCCACCGCTTCGGCGAAGAAATCCAGGCTCAGCACCGTGGCCTGGTAGACGCGATGGCGGTGCTCGGCGAACGTCACGAGGCATTTCCTGGGAAACGACGAGTCAAAAAAGAGCGGTGCGGGTGGGCTCCGAATCACAAAGCCCGCTCCCGCACCACCCAGCGGAGTTTCAGCCGCACCGGGGCGGCGCGTGCCTAAGCGGCATTCGGCAAACGGTACTCGACCTCGAACTCGAGGATCGAGAGCGTGGCCACCGCGGCGTTCGCCGTCTTCTGCAGCTGGGCGATCAGCTGCAGGTTGCCGGCGTAGGCGCTCATGTCGAACGACGTCGACCGGGCCACGGGTCGCAGCGAACCCATGTCGTCGGACACGCTGAACAGCACCTGCGCCTTGCCCCCCTTCGAGGCCGACGGCGGGCCGACGGTCTTCAGGCCGCTGGCGAAATCGATCTGCAACCGCCGATAGGTGGTGCTGAGCGAGAACCCGGTGGCCACGTCGTCGTTGTCGCTCGTCCCGTCATCGGTCTCGACGAGCAGGGCGTTGCTCCCCTGCAGGCGGAACCAGGCGTGCTCGGCGACCGAGTCGGGCGTGGCGTTCTGCGCGCTGGCCACGCCGATCACGGCCGTGCAGACGGCATTCAGCAAAGCCGTCACCTTGGCGAGCGCCGTCACGCGGATCAAATCGTCGATGTCATAGGGCAGGATGTTCCCCATGTAGAGGCCGGCGCTTTGGGCCTCGTTCGTGCTGTCGAGGGTGAGCTCCATGGCGCCGCCCGAGCCGCTGCGGACCGTCGGCGTGCCGCCGGTTTGCACGGTAATGCGGTTCCAGGGGCCACCGTCGCGGCTGGCGACGGCAGGAGGCGCGTACGCCCCGCGAAAAGTAAACCGGTCAATTCGAGTCTTGAGGCCCATTGTCGCGAACTCTCAAAAGTGTGGTTGGTGGTGAGCGAAAGTGGTATCGAGAAAACGACCGCGGCAGGTGCGGCCGGCTGGTTGGTCAGTTCGCCGGCGAGCTTGCTGCACGCAGGCCGGCGGCGGACTAGCTGCCTGGGTTGCGGACGCCGTTGCGCCACTGGCTGGCCGCCGCGGCGACGCGACCTTCGATGCTGAAGTTCTGCGTCTTGCGCATGGGGTCGTACCAGCGTTCGCGTTTCCCCGTGCGGCCAAATCCACGCATGAAGCCCACCTTGATCGTCGGCCGCCGCGTCGGATCGGCGAAGCCGTACCAAACATCGGAGCTCACTCGCTGCAACTCGGGCTCCACGGCCACCCGGATCTTTTTGCTGCGGTACGTGTTGAGATTGCTGTCCGTGGCGGCTTGCTTCGATTCGCCAATGGCCGCCAGGCTCATGAAGGTGGTTTCGGCGGCGACTTGATGCTTGGGCGCGACCAGAGCGACCGCCAGGCTGCCGCGTTGGTAACCCGTGTTCCCCAGCGTGGTCTGCGCCGAGTACTTCAGGTTCATCGCCTCCCACTGGGCAGCGCTCGGAGCAGCACCCGTGGGAGTGATGATGTTGGCATGCTCAGTGGCGAACAGAGCGTACGTGTCGAGCATCTGGACATTGCCGAGCAGGATCCCCAGGGCCAGACGATTGATCGTCATCTGCCAGGCATCTTCGAGGGAGAACGCGTCTTCGCTGAACCCGTCAATGTCGTCGTTCGCCACGGTCACCGGCGTCAAACTGATGAAGTTGCCGAACCGCGCGAGTTGGATGAACGACAGCAACTCTTCGGAAATCTTGAGTTGCGTGAATTCTTCACCGTCCCCCACTTCGTCGAGCTGATTGGTCTGGCTCTTGCCGATGATCGGCGCGGGCTTGAAGTCCGGTAGCTCGCTGCGGAACCGGCCGCACCACATGTCCCACGTGGCTTCCGAGCGCTCGCTCGCTTCGTCGAGCATCTTGTTCACCAAAGCGCTCAACAGGTTGGGGAAGTCACCCGGACGCATCACCGGCGAGGCCGAAGCGTCGACGTTCATCGAAGCTTTGTCCATGTTGGGTTGCTTCATCGCCTCTTCGGCGATGGCCAGCGGATCGGCGAACTGGTCCATCCGCACGCCGGCCAGCCGCAGCGACTCGGCCGCGAAAAACACCAGCGGAGCCTTTTGCAGCCGCTCGACGTGCTGGTTGCGCTCTTCCGGCTTGATCGCGCAGCCCATCTTCAGGGCCATGGCGTTCAGCGCATCAACAGCGAAAGCTTTCTCGCCCTCTTGAGTGACGTTCACCTGGCCAGTCACCGGCTTGTGATTCTGGGCCCGAGTCTTCAGCCAGTTCCCAGCGGCCTGCTCGTACGAGATGCCGCTCTTCACCGCCTGGTCGATCCCGGCGGCATCAATGCCGAGGGCCGCGCCACCCTGCTGCAGGTCGAGGATCCGCTGACGTTCGACCGTGGTGGCATCCGGGGCCGTGGTCGTGGCTTGGGTGGGCGCGGGATTGACCACCGTCTGCGTGGTGGTTGGGGTCGCCTGCTGCGGGGCCGGCGCTTGATTCCCCGTCTGGGCCGAGGCCTGCACCGGGGCAGCCATCAGGGCCGCGATCGTCGCCTCGGGAGTGGCGGGCGCCGATTGATTGAGGGCGGCGAAATAAGCATTCAGCGCGGCTTGGGCTTCGGCATCGCTCGCGTCAGCTTTGATGAAGCCACGAGCGAACAGCATCGCCTTGATGCGAGGATCCACGTTACAAACCTCCTGGCCTGCCGGACGGGCCGGAGGCGAAACGGACGAAACAGCTGCGCTCGCGCCGGCAGCATTGGCGGATTCGGTTTTGTTCTCGCGTTCGATCGCGGGCAGCGGCGCGGGGCCGGCGCTCAGTTCCTGCAGCACCTGCTCCCAGGTGCCGACGCGATCGACCATGCCGCGCTCTTTGGCCTCGGCCGCCAGGAACGCTTGTCCCTGGCCGAATTTGTTCATGATCTCGCTGGCGGAGACGCCGCGATTGCGGGCCACGGCTCCGACAAACATGTTGCCGAAGTCGTCGACCGTCTTCTGCAACGTGGCCCGGGCTTCGGGCGATAGCTTCTCGACCATGTTGCCATGGCCTTTGTTCTTGCCGAACGTGAGGACGGTCGACCGAACCCCCAGTTCCTCGAGGTACTGCGAGTACTCGCTGTGAATCGCGATGGTCCCCACGCTGCCAATGATCGATGAGCTGCTCGCCACGATCGAATCGGCCGCACTGGCCAGGTAATAGGCAGCGCTGCAACAGCCGCCACGCACGAAGGCGAGGATGGGCTTCTTGCCGCGGGCGGCGTAGATCACCTTGCTCACTTCGTCGTTCTGGCTCGCGCTCCCGCCGTACGAATCGCAGAACAAAACGATGGCCTTCACCTGGCTATCGGTCAGGGCCGCGCGGAAGTCCTTCTCGAGGAGCTCCAGCGACGTGCCGCCGAAATAGCGCGTGATGTAGTTGCTGGTTGCTTGGATCAAGCCCGTGATCGGCAATACGGCCACGCTGCCGATCCGGTGCAACCGGCTGGGATCGTCGGCCTGCACGCCAAAGCGGGCCTGCACCTCGGCCGACATGCCGGGCAAATGAGCCTGCTCCGCCAGCATCATCAGCTCTTCAACCTTGGGCGGGTGCAGGCAAAGGACCTGCTCGGCCGCGAGATTCGCTCGCAGTCGCTTAGCCAGCATGTGGCGCGAATGGGTACGCTTTGGCATCAGCCGGCCCTCCGGTTCTTGGCTTTGGCTTTCTTCGGAGCGGGCTCCCGCCGCTTCTCGGGCGCGGACGTTGAACCATCGCTGGTCGATTGTTCCGCCCGCGAACCCTGCCCCTTGCTGAAATCGAGGACGAGGCCCAGCTTCTGGGAGACTCGCATTTCCCAGGCGAGTTGACGCAGGACGCGGATCCAGTGCAGCCCGCGACGAGCACACTTGAGCTTGAGTGTGCTCAGGCCTGCCCGCAGTTCGGCCAGGGTCGACTCGGCTTCCGCCACGGGATCGAGCCACTCCCGCCCGCCGCCGATCGCGTCAAAGCGGTCATACCGCCGACGGTTGGCCAGGTAGTCCTGCACGCCGACATGCTTCAGCTTGCGACCGAGGATCGCCAGTTCGTGGTACCGCTGCCGCATGGGAATCGCGGCTTCGCGGCCGAACCAGTTTTGCAGCGGCCGAATGTGCAGGTCCTCTTTGAGCTGAGCGCCGCGCCCGCTGCTGAAGTTGGTCTTCGACCAGTCGCCATGCACGGTCAGTGGGCTGAGGCCCACCCCGCCGGCGGTGTCTCGATCGAGGATGCCGATAAACGATTCGGCCGTGGAAATCGGCCGGTTTGATTCGAGGAGTTCGACCTCGTCCTTCACGCCAACGACTTGAGCTAGCGGGCTTTGGCTCATCTTCACTTCGGGGTTGCCGAACTCGTCGACGATGTCCCCGTCGTCGGTCAGACCTAGCCCCGCGGATCCGGCCTTCAGGTGCTCGAACTTATAGATCAGCAGGAGCAGGGCGGCTTTCGCGGCAGTGGCGATTTCGTTGCCAATGAAGTTGAACCGGTCGAACTGATTCTGGGCAGTGGCGTGCAGCCAGTTGACGCCAATGAAATCGCTGGGGCGGCTGAACAGGACCAGGTGGATGACGCGCTCGGCGGGCAGCCGGGTGCTCTTCGAACTCCCGCCAGTGAATGGACTGAAGTCGTCGTACGGGTGGGCCTCAAACACATGGAAGGCGACTTCCTCATCGTCTTCGTTGAATTCGATGCCGTTGATGATCTTGTTCTGCGTGGGACTCGCCGGGCGATCTTTCGAGCGATCGAGTTGCTCCCGCTCGATCAGTTGATAGCACAACTCCGGTTCACCGGTCCGGCGGTTCTTTTTCATGCATTCGAGGATCAGCGAGCTGCCGGCCGTGACGCACTCTTTGATCGCCAACCGCTGGAACTCCGGTCCGGCGATCTTCCGCCGCACACAGAACCGCTTGGCATCGTTGAACCACTCATCGTGCAGATCGTCGGCTTCGAGCGCATGGTTGAGCTCGTCCTCGAAGTCGCCGGCGAGGAGCTCATCGACGGTAATGCCGGTGGAGAGGGGATCGGAAAACGTCTGCATGCCGCAGCCAACAATCAGATCCTGGAAGGCGTCGATGATGCACTTCACCTGTGCGACATTGAGCTGCTGGTTCCGCACGCGGCGGCCCATCAGATCGTCACTCTCGTAGATCGCCGCGTTGCCGCTCCGGTGGGGCGGCTGAAAGTCCTTGGTACGGCCGTTGATCTGAGCCCAACGATAGGCTTCCTGGGAACCGTTAAGCACCTGCACCGAGATCGCTCGTTCGCGATCGCGTTGCTTGGCGACGTTCGAGAGTTGGCCCAGAAACGCGTGCGCGCTGGCCACTTGGTTGGCAGCCAGCATCAGATATCCACCTGGCGAATCGGCATCGTGATCCGATGCGAAGACTGGAAAACCTTGTTCTCAGCCACGCGTTTCCACTCCAAGAGCTCGCGGATCGAGTAATGCTTCACACGGTGCGGTCCCTCCCCCCACTCGGCCACGCCGCCGTTCGAGCCGGCTTGTGCGAGCAGGGAATCCACCAGAGCGAGTTCTTCTTCGGGAGTCATGTAATCACGATCTTTCGCCCGCCGGCGGCTCGCGGCGAGCAACTTGATGCCAAACTTTGGACAAAAGCTGAAAATCACCTTCCGCCGAACTTCTCTCGCGCCGGACGGAGACGTTTGAGTTGCATCAGGTCGGCCACCTGGCTGCGGGGCGTCTTCATGGAAAACTTGCACTGCGGGCAGACCATGTGGGCAATCGCCGGCGTGGAGAGCTTGTCGTCGAACTCCAGATACTGCTGGGGTTTCCGGCACGACTGGCAAGGGCACTCCCACGGCTCGCGCGCCATGCTGACCGTCGGCTTGACCAGCTTTTCGGTTTCCCGGCAGGTGGGGACGGGGCAGCCGTAGTGGGTGACGTTGCCACGCGTCCCGGTCGACTGCATGTAGCATTGGTGCTTGGGGCAGTACGGCCGGCCCTCGTCGCCGCGGCGGGCGGGTGTCGTCGTTTCCTGGGAAACAGGTGGCTTGTTGATCACGGCATTCACGCCTTCGCGGGTGATGTCGACGCCGGCCGTGAGCGGCGGTCCGTTCGACGCTGCTGGGGAATCAGAGCCTTCTCGAACGGGTGGTTGGTCCGTTTCTTTCGGTGGCGGTGCGGTCGTGTTCGACTCGGCAGCCGGTGGGGCCGCCGATCGAACAGGCCCCGCGGTGGGATCGTCGAGCATCGCGGGCGAGGAATTGGTCGCGGGTGGTGGCAATGGTGCGCGTTGGTTGGCTTTCGCCATGGTCTTGCTCCTTATCGTTCGCCGTAGGACTCCGCCCGCGCAACAGCGCGCCGGCGTTTGGTGACTTGTGCTTGCGTGATGGCGGTCCGTTGGTCGCGCCAAATCGCCCACTTCTCCGGATCCCAGCCCAGATCGCCGACGGTCATTTCGGCCGCGACCCAGGCGTAGATTTCGCAGTCCCAGAAGTCGATGGGGACGCGGCCATTGATCGGCTGCCAGATCGTCTTTTTGAGGCCCGTCTTGTCGTCGACGACCACGCGGGGGCCGAAGTTGACGACTTGCTCGAGGTAGGCGCGGCCCTGGGCCAGGCAGTCGCTGGTGACATACCAACTGCCGTCGCGATCGCGGTCGCCTTGGATCGCCTGCAGGAGCTCGTCATAGAACGGATAGACGTAGACGCCCCACTGCCAGAGGCCACCTTCGTAAACCTCGTCCGAGTTGCGGGCGCTCGACTCGACAACGTTCTTTCGCCAGCGAGTTTCCGGGTTCAGTTGATGATCGCCGCGAATGGCGCGCACGCGGGGTGTCTCGCTGTAGACCCACTCTTCGGGCAGCGAGCGCAGCCAGCGGTGGACTTTGTGCGGCAGAAAGTTCGAGTCACAGCAGAGCAGGCGATTGGTGAGCTCGCCGCGGCCGAGTGGATTTGTCGCCGGCTTGCCATCAGGCCCGATCACGGGAAAGCGAGCCTCGAGCACCCGCCGGCCCAGGGCCAGCAGGTCGCTTTTCACCAGGGCGTTCTCGTCGCCTGGCTCCCGTTCGATCCAGCCCCAATCGACCAGCCAGCTAGTGCGGTGCGGCCCCCATGCGCGGATCACGTACCGCACGCCTTTGTTTTCGCCCTGCACGTCGGCGCCTGCGGTGAGGAACCAGGCAGCCGAGGGAACTTGCCGGCGCTCGTGGCACCAAGCCAGCTTCTTCCCCAGCACGCGCCAGTGCGGCACGCGAGTGTCCCGCTTGTAGGCGAGCCCCAGCCAATTGCCAAAGAACTCCGGCAGCCGGCGTTCCTCTTTAGCCTCGAGGTACGCGGCAGCCAAGTCGCCCCAGCTTTGCGTCTCGGTATGAACGGACCACAACTGAAAGCCGACCGAGCGTCGCGACGACGGCCGCGGGCCCGTGATCTTCCCGTCGGCGTCGATGTGGCAGTCGTACGGCAACTGCTTGCCGCGCTCGAGCATCGTCTGCTTTTGTTCGTTGCCGATCTTGCAGCCCTGCAGGCAGACATAGTAGGCACCGTCGCGCGCCTCTTCCACGGACAGGTATTCGCCGTGCTCGTCCTTAATCCCGGCGATGCCACCGTGGCCCGCATGTTCGCCGCTCGTGTGCGGAAAGAACCGGAGCTCCTGCCAGAGGCCACACTTGGGGCAGGGGCAAACCCAGCGGTACCGGGCGGCCGAGTTTGCCTCGAGGTTCGCAATGTCCGAGGGATCCGGGGCCGGCGACGATTCGTGCCAGTGCAGCCCGCGGAAGAAAGCCTTCGTTCGCTGGTGAGCCGCGGCCAGCGGGTTGCCCGCCTTCTTGGATCCCCGGGCGTAGACGTCGATTTCGGTCAGCCACACATAACGGCACGGCCGGCCGCGCAGCCTCTGCTGCGATCCCGACCAGGCGAGGTAGACCCGCATTTGGCCCAGGTCGATGTAGCGCGTGTTCCAGAGTCGCTTGGGTGGTACGCTGATTCGCTCGACCAGGCCACGCTTCACCGTCGCTTCGGCGTGGGCATAGATGCGATCGCGGAGCTCGATCGCGGCGTCCCGATCGGGTACCACCACCATGCCGGGCCCGGGCGCGTTCTCGGCGCACCACAGAATGGCGCAAATGAGGATCAACGTTTTGCCGAGTTGCGTGGCGGCACACACGCTGACCTCTTCCACCTCGGGATCGTAGAGCGCGTCGACGATGTCCTTCCACCACGGCCGCGTGACAAAGTTGACGCGTGACGAGGCCTCGCGTTCTTTCTCGAGGCGGACGACGCGCGGGATCCACTTGCTCGGCCGCTGGGCCCGGTGAGGCTTGAGCGCCTTCGCGGCCCGCTCGCGCAGCCGGCGGAAGTTGTCCTGCAGGAGCTCGTCATAGCGCGGCGAGCGGACGTGCTTCGGCAGTGGAGCCAGTGCGATCACTCAGCATCATCCTTTGCGTCCTGGTCGCCGGCGACGAGCTGCGACAAGTGTTCGAGCGTTTCGCGCACGACAATCAGCACCACTTTGCGAATCACCTTACGCAGGCGACTCGATAACTTGCTCGGCAGCCGCGCGAGGATTTGATCGGGCAACTCCTGCAGCACCTGCTTGGCCGTCGAGATCACGAACGCGATAAACCGCGACGTTTCTTCGGCGTCGACCAACGTCCCCAACACATCTCGTTCGTACTCGGCCAGGTCGCGATCGCGGGAGATCGCCAGCTTCGACCGGCGAATGGCGCGCTCTTCGTCGTCGGCCTGGCTCGACCCGCTGCGGCCGTCGCTGCCGAAGCGCGAGGCACGCCAGGCTTCGATTTCCGCAATGGGAAAATAGCCATCGCGACAACCAGGCTTGCCGGCTTTCCCCGGGAACCCTGGCTCCGTCAACCAGTCGGCGAACACACGTTTGCTGATCCCGAGCAGCTTCGCCGCTTCGGCCGTCGTTCGTGCGACGACGCCAGCCGGTGCCGAAGGCGCCGTACCCTCGCGCGTGGCCCGGCCCGTTCGCAGCAGCCAGGCTTCGACCGCTGCCGGCTCGAAAACACGAGCTCGTCCCTTCTTGCTGCACGGCAGGCCGGCCGCGATCCACTCGCGCAGAGTCGCCGCCTTGATCCCCAGTTCGGTTTGCAGCTCGGCGGCAGTCATTCACCACTAGCGATCCTGAGGCCACGCAAATTGCCCACGGGTTTGGCAGGTGTGTCACCGGCCTGCTCCGGCAGTTCGTCGATCACATAATCACGCCGCAGCTGATCGGCGATTTTCACGAACCGCTCGACCCAATCGAGCGGGACACCATTGATCGCGGTGTCTTCGAGTTCGACCTTCCGCCGCAGTCGCTTGGCGGGAATTGGCTTGTAGAGTTCGAGCTCCTCGGCCAGCTTGGCGAGGGCCTTTCGGGCGACGGTACCGACGCGCTTGCGGACACGTTTTGCCTCTTCGCCGCGCAGCCCTAAGTCTTTCGCAGCAGCCAAAACCGCCCACCTTTCAAAGATGATGATGATGCTGCTTTCAAAGCCCAATATTTAACGATTTGGCGCGATGAGCCGTGCCCGCGCGCCCCGCCCCCCCCTGCCGGAAGGACCCAAAGGGGGGCACGTAAAATAAGGACTTACGTCGA